TCATTATAAAAGTAGTCAAAGGAAAGAATTGCGAGATGAAGAAGAAAGAAGAGATTATCCCTTCTTATACAATTCCAAAGAGAGATACTTCTGTACCTTTACCAAACTCATTCTCTCCAGTCACTTCAAACACTACCTCAATCTTTACTCCCGAAGAAGAATTATATCCTATTATTACTCCAGAAGAGAGAGCAAAGGAACGCAAGATTGTCCCTCCGGCAATTGCGAGAATGATGATTGATTCATCACAACCGAACTTTGAAACTCACGGAGATAAAGAGAAAAGAATTGTATGATTAAAAAAAAGAAACACGCACCAATAAAACAACTTCGCCTTGCAGGAAAACTTGCAGTCGAACTTGCTAAGAAAAAAGGTCTTATTTCTGAAGAGAGTTTCATAAACAAAATTAATGCCGATCCAGAGGCTCCTAAACTTCCAGGCATTCCGGGTTATCTTCCTCACCAATGGACAATCGCAGCATCTCAAAGAATGATGTACGACATGCTTATTATGTGGAAAGAAAAACAACCGATTGAAAAGCAAGAAAACATTACTGAGTTTTTTAAGTTCGTTATAAATGTATTTGAAAAGCAGATTATTCAAGCAAAGAAAGAAATCAAAGAGATGCCGAAGACTTTTAATAAGATGAAAGATGTACCTATTTTGAAAGATGTGTTTGCCCCTGTACAAAAGAAATCTACACTACAAGCTCTTCAAAAGTTTTACATAGATAGTTTTGCTATTGCAGTAATGTTAAAACATAATGACGTTGTATCTGAATATGCTGAATGGTTTTTGGATTGGACAGACAATCTGAATTCTTATTGGCTTAAAAAAGAACAAAGTGACAACAAAATTTGATGATGAGGGAAATATTGTAACTGAAGTCGAGGATTTTTTTAATCAAAAAGACATTGAGAGTTCTATATTTGAGCTATCTTCCACCGAAGTAAGAATCGCTTTACTTCGGTATTTTGGATATAAACCGAAAGAAATTGCAATTATTTTAAAGAAACCAATTCATTGTTTCTACAACGTTGTTCATAAAACGAAGAAAAACCACAGGGAAAAATTAAAAAAAGAGAATAATATAGTATAATTATATAATAAACCTATGGATACACCTAATAAAGAAACAACGATTACTTTTCCAAACATTCAGTCAACTGAAGGAGTTTTTTTGAAATCAAGCGAATCAAAAACGACAGATCAAAAATCTTTTGTGTTTGAGAACGAAAAACAAAGAAACGCAAAGATGATTCAAAAAGGAATCACTAAACCAGGTAAGATTTCATACGAAACCTTACGAAGAGCTGCAAATTCGGTACACGTTGCTCGTATTTGTATCAATGTTTTAAAGGAAAAAGTGACAAAAACTAAGTGGGTAATCAAAATGATTGACCCTTTGGCTAAAAAAGATGAGAGAAAAATCAAAGAATTAGAGGATTTATTCAAACATCCGAACAAAAACGACGAAACTTTTCGCACTCTTTTAGACAAAATGTTGGAAGATTTGCTCATTTTAGACGCCGTTTCAGTCGAAAAAACACGAAATACTGACGGAACTTTAGCCGAATTACACTTCGTAGACTCCGCAACAATACGCCCAGTCTATGACGAAAGAGGAAATCAAGACGTTAAACTCGCTGTTCCAATAGTTTCTAAAGACAAAGATGGTCACGTTGTTCGATCCCAAGACGAGATTACCGTATCATACGTTCAAGTTTTAAATAATTCTCAATATGGCGGACCAGAATCGGGCCAAGTAGTAGCGGCCTGGCCAAAAAAAGACTTTCTTCATTTCCATATGCACCCACAAGGAGCAATGGAAAGTTTTGGCTACGGACTTTCTCCTATTGAATCGGTTTTGTCTGTCGTTTCAAATATTTTAAACGCAGATAATTACAATGGCACATATTTCGAAGAGGGTTCATTTCCTCCGGTAATTTTACAATTCAAAGGACAGATAGGAGAAAGAGATTTGTCTGCATTCCGTGAATACATCTACCAAGAACTACAAGGCAATTTCCATAGACCAGCAATCTTGGCAGGTGGTGATGGTGCGGAAGTAATTAATCTCAAAGACCTTAACAATCGAGATATGGAGTTCATGGAATACATGAAATTCCTTGCTCGACTTCTTGCCGCAGCATACGGATTGTCCGGACAAGACATTGGTTTAGTAGACGACCTTAATCGTTCCACCTCGGAGACAATGCATTCTCTTACACAAGAGAAAGGATACGGCTCAATCTTACATTTACTTAAAGAAGTTTTCAATCAAGAGATAATCTGGAAAGATTTCGGGTATGAAGAATTAGAGTTTGATTGGGTACCTGACGACGATTTGGATCCTAAAGATGCTATCGATTTTTATGACAAAGCTCTTCGCAACGGAACACTTACAGTGAATGAAGTAAGGGAAAAGCTTGGAGAAAAACCGTTTGACGATTGGGCGGACAAGCCAATGTGGCTCTCAGGAAACGGATATCTTCCCTTGACAGAACACGAAGACGAAATCAAAGAAACAAAAGACGAAAAAATGGTTGGAGGTGAAACTAAATACAGAGATCAGGAGATTAAAAAATCAGTTCAAACCTTAGATGGATATAGATGTTGGTTCGATGATAGAGGATACGGTCAACCATTTATTTTTGCAGAAATTCTTACAGGCACAGGTTTTGTTATTAAACCACCGGTTGCAGTAAACTTTACAGGACAGAAATTAGAAGAAACTTTGACTAGAGAATTATATGACGAAGGACATAATGTAGTTCCTGTTACACGAATGACTGAAATCTTTATCAGACAAAATGTTTTACCGACAATGGAGGTACAGGTTCAATTCGACCACTATCAAAACATGACGACCGAATATGATTCAGAGAAATGGAAATCGAACTTTGGTGGTTCAAGAAAATATGCTTACTACCAAGTATCAGAATACAAAGACGGTTTTGCTTTGAATAATCCGATGCTTATTAAAGACATGAAAAGAGATCCTTCATCTTATATTCAAGCAATCACAGATTTAGCAGACCTATGGAATATTGAAAAAGAAAAAGTCTTGGGAGATAGAAGGGCAGATCAATACATAATCACTCCTGACAAGCGAGCATTTGGCTTTGATTATCAATTCCAAGGAGATAAGAAACGGTGGGAAAGTACAAACGAATCAATACAAAATGTATTAATTCAAATTCCAGAACTACATAAGATTTTCATAGAAAAATTAAATACTGGAGAAGTGAAAAAATCATTTATTAGAAAACTATTAACAAATTAATATTTATGGCAGCCACATTTGAATTTAAGGAGGATAACGGTGCGGCAACCGGTTCTCCAACTCACGGCACAACTCGAACCGGCTCACGTACAGATGTAAATTGGAAAAATATTGATGATAGCACAACTGCGTATTCATCTTATCCAATCTCTGTTGGTTTTACTAGTTATCAAAAAAATCAATACGGACATTTTACAACAGGCACATTTAATAATATCTTAGGAGGTCTATTTGCACACACGTCAACCGCATTTGGAACAGGTTTAACTCTAAAAGGAGTTCCTGCTTGTACTACAAGCGCAGGTCCATACACGTACGTCACTCCTTCTGTTACTGCATACGGTTCACCCGATGCTGGACTTACAACTGATATGACAGCAGTCACAGCAATTGCATCAGGAGTTGCAGTTTGGTTTGGACCAACTGGACCTGAGGCAACAGGAAAAGCAGCAACTCAAGCTACCGGTGCAGATCAATACACAAATTATCTCACAACTCAATTAGTAGTAGGACCTACAGCAAGTCCAGGAGATACAGCTACAGTCACTTTGACTTTAGAATATCAAGAGAATTAAACTTAATAATAAAATCTCAATCCAATGAAATATTTATTTAAAGCAGAATTTATAGACGGGAGTTCGTACGATCAACACCCGGAAGATTTACCGTTAGCAGGATACGGCAACGGTTCTTCTTTTACTGACATAAACGAAAGAGTAATAGACGGAGAAGTTAAAACTTTTTCTCTTATAGGAGACAATCATATTTGGCTAGTTGATTTGATTGACGGCCATTTTGAAGTAGACGGTTTGAAGTTTGAAGTTAATACTGAAATCATAAACAAACCTCTTTCTAATTATCGACTTATTTATTTTAGAAGAACAAGACAAACTAATGTTCTAAATTCTCAAGGAGAAAGTATTTCTCATTCTAGTGAAATTGTTGGCTATCGATTTGGTTGGCAAGCAAACGATCAGGATGGAAAAAACTACCAACAGATTCTAGAAATAAACTAAAATGGCAGATCTTAAAATTTCACAATTACCTTCATATACAGCTCCTATCTCGACAGACATTCTGCCGATAGTAGATGTAACAGCAGGAGTCACTAAAGAAGTAACGGTTGGGAATTTGAAAAAATCTACTTCTCTTGTCTACAACGTCAAAGACTATGGTGCCGTTGGTAATGGCTCTACTGATGACACTACGGCTATTCAGGCGGCGGAAGATGCCGCTTCGGCTTCGGGTGGGCGTGTTTACTTCCCGACTGGTACCTATATCTCACAAAAGATAGTCAAAAAATCTCTTTCTTCTTGGTTCGGAGATGGTCCTACCGTTTCAATACTCAAATTAAAAAACACACAAAATACCTCACTGGTACAATCTCTCAACTTTGCTACCCTTACAGGCACTGACACCAGTGGAGGTATTACGGGATTTTCTATCAAAGAAATGGGCTTTGATGGGAACTCGGCAAATAATACTTATAGCCTTTCAAATGCTTTAATCCAAATCTACGGATACTATTTCACCCTCGATAATCTCGCTGGGTACAATTTCAATGGTAATGGTCTTTATACCGAATGGTGTATTTCAACGCCTTTCTTCCCTGGAATTACCAATGAAATGGAGTCGCTTTATAACAACCTGAAATTCCACGATAACTATGGCTGGAACTTCTATATGAACGGTCCGCACGATAGCAGGCTTGTTAACTGTATCGGGTATATGAGTGCGACAGGAGTACAGGGAATTGGTAACTTCTGGATTGCTGGAAACAGCGATGGGACATATGCCACCAACTGCCATTCTTATGGTTCTTATTCTGGAAATTTCGGTGTCGTTATCGGTAAAGCTTCCAATCAATGGATTGACTCAAATGCTGAAACGATTGCTGGAAAAACAGCTATTCAAGTACTCTCTAATGACTGCGGTATTATCGGTGGACAGGTATTCTGCCCACTTTCGGCAGCTGGAACGGGTATCCAAATCGGAGACGGAACTCATAACCCTGTCGGAATTTATGTTGATGCTTTCATCATCGGAACAACGGCGGGAAGTGTGAACTTCGTGGGTTCAGGTGGTAATAACACCATTAGAGCCGTTATCGAACAGGTATCAGGCTCGGTAGTCGTTGGAACTCCTCACGCTTCGGATAGTATGGAAATCGTTTCCTCTAACACGGGCGGTCCTATTGGAAATCTCCCTATCCGTGGAGGCTCACTCAATCGTGTAAATTTAGTCGACCCACTTGGCACCACGAACTGGTACAAACTCGGGACTTTCAACGGGGGTAAATCAGGAGGTATTGGTGGGAATAGACTGAGACTGGTAATCAACGGAACGGGGGGGTATGACGGAACGCAAAACTCGGTCGGACGAACTATCATTGAAATCGCGACAGGCAACGGAAGCCCTACTCCAAACGCACAAGGTATCTATTACCTAGAAAACGGTACTTCACTTCTAAGCGGGGTAAAACTCAAACAAGGGGCTGATGTATGGACTTGGGACGTATATGTAAATATGAGAGGTGTATGGACTGGAAACGCTTACATCCAGGCGGATACAGGTTCGGACCAATATCCTTCATCTTTCATCTTCTCTCAAACCGTTGGAACAGACCCTGGTAATGCTTCTACGACTGTTGCGGTATGTACTGAAATCTTTAAAATCTTAAGTCCTGCCTATTTTGCAAGCGGTATCACTGGACCTGGATTGGTGGAGGTAAATAATGAAATCGTTTCAGGCTCTGGGACTTCTTTCACCTTAGCCAATACACCTCAAACAGGAACGGTTAAACTCTACGGAGCTGGACAGAGA